GCAAGGTAATACGTCAATTAGCGGTGCTGATTATGTAGCCTGGGGCGCAAGTGGCAATATCAATTATGCGGCTTATGAGTATATCTGCACGAAGCTTAACCTAATGCTAATTCCCTAAAATGGACAAACTACAACAACTAAAGGCGGCGGCCTACGATATTATCTCAAATATTGAGTGGCTGCAAGCACGCTTACGCGAAACCAATCAGCAAATTGCTGAAGAAACAAAAAAGCAACAAGAAAGTGGATCTACAAGTGATAACGATAGCAATTAGTAGCCTTTGCGGATTTGTAGCTTCCTACGCTGTGTTAAATCAACGCGTAAATGCGTTAGAGGGTAAAATCAGCAAGCAGGACGATTACGCAGAGCGCCTAACCAGGCTGGAAACGAAGTTGGATATACTTTTAGAGCATTTAATAAAAGACTAATGAAAAGCCAGGCTGTTAGAATAGCAGACGTTATATTTATTGGCCCTTTTATGATCTACGCGAGTGGTAAGCTAAAAGGACGAGATAAAACTATTATGCTATGCCTGGGAATTGCTACAATTATCTACAACGGAATCAATTATTTAAAATATGAAAAAGCTAATTAAAAACTGGAAAACAACATTTTTTGGCTTTGCAACCATTGTCGGCGGCGTGGCAGCCATATTAAAAGGCGACCTGGTTACCGGTATCAGCACCATTGGGGCAGGGCTTGGGCTAACTGCCGCCAAAGATTTTGACAAAACAGGTGTTTAATGAAAGGCGTGAGGACTTACATAGTGGCGTTAGCTGTCCTTGCGCTGATATTAACAGGAACAAAAGTGAGTGCAGCAGCATTAATACAAAAATTTGAAGGTTTTAGGGATAAAGCCTATTTAGATAGTGCAAATGTGTACACCATTGGCTATGGCTCAACGCGCAACCCTATTACAGGCGTAAAAGTAAAAAAGGGCGATACAATTACACAAGCAACAGCGCTACAATGGCTTAAAATACAAACAGCCGCTTTTGCAAAAGACATTGACGCGCTTGTAAAAGTACCTATCAATGACAATGAACGCACCGCGCTTTTATCTTTTGTCTATAATATAGGCACTCCCAGGTTTAAATGTAGCACGCTGCTTCGCAAATTAAATGCAAATGCACCACGCGCAGAGGTCGCTAAAGAATTTATGCGCTGGGTGTACGTCAATAAGCAAAAAGTACAAGGGTTGGTTAATCGCAGATTAACTGAAAAAGCGCTTTTCTTATCATAAACTATTGATTTTATTGGTTTTATATTACCCCCTGACTCACAGGGGTTTTTTTTGCTTTAGTTAGTTCACACAGTGTGATAACTTTTTTTTGTTTGTATTCAAAAAGTTAATATAAATTCGTAACAACAAACGATCACCCATGCAAACCACACCCCACGACCTGGCGGCCCACCGGCGTATGCTGGAGGGTAAAATTAACGCTTTGCAGTTTTTAGGAACTAACTTACCACGATCCAAGCGGATCAACATACAAGTAACGCTTGATTGCGGCTCTCAAATTTTTATCGACCAAAATTTAATTCCATTTAATTTACAAATGGAGTTGCGCACTTTAATTGATGATAGCCTGGACCACTATCAGCGCCAATTAACTAACGCTAACATAGGCAACTATGATAACCTATAACAGAGTTATATCATTTGGCTATACCTGGCTATTTTGCTTTCCCTTAATGCTATCACTAATGATAGTAATAGAAACAGTATTTTTTATTTACAAAACAATTAAATTCATAAACCTATGCAAAACGTACATTTTAACCCGCCTGCGCTAACCAAGCTGGAGTATTACAGCCTACAGCTATTACCCTTTTATCTAAAGCTGGCAACTACCAAAAAGCTGGCAGATAAAGGCGAGCCGATTACGGCTGTTGAAGCGGCGATTAAAACGGCAAAAGACCTTATCATTAAACTAAACACCAAACAAAATGAAACAAGTAACACGTTTGACAAACAGCCCTAAATTTTGGCTGTTAGTTATTTTACTTTTTATGCTTTGGCTATCTAATTATTGGAACTTTTAAAACAAAAAAAATGGAAAAAATTAAATTAAGTATGGAGACTGTACTGCGCTTACAGTACGCTATTGTTGCTGCTTCTGTGTATCCTCATTTTTTGAAGTTACACCCTATTGACCATACGGCTGCTGCAAGTGAAGCTGATGAAGCTGCCATAATGTTAGTACAGAGAATAAATACAGACCTTGACAATATAGAGATTGAGGATAAGGAATAAGTAAAATTGTGACAAACGACCAGGATATTTACGACCTGCTAAAAGCGAGGCGCTATGATCCTTTACGCCGCCCAGGACAAGAACAGGTTGTTTTAACCTGTAATTCCAAAATAATCGGTTGCCAGGGTAGCTATACCGTTATAGCCGGAATACCTAAAACCGGGAAAAGCACCTATTTGGGCGCTATGGCGGCAAGCGCCTTTTTGCCCCGATATCAAGCGTGTTTTGGGCTTAAAATTACTTTCCCAAAAGATAAGCAGCGACTTGCCTATTTTGATACAGAGCATAGCGCCTTTGACTTTTATAGGCAAATGGATAAGATAAGAGGATTTGCGGGTATAAACATTTTACCCGACAACTTTGACGCATACACTACACGTGAGGACATGCCGGGCAGGATTAGAAAGATGATAGAAGCCTATTTGCAAGCCAACACCGATTGCGGCGTACTTATTATTGACGGACTTTTGGATCTTTGCCTAAACTACAATGACGAAAGGGAAACAAGGCTATTGACTAACTGGTTTAAGCGAATTACCAAAGAATATAATATACTAATGATTGGCGTGTTGCATTTAGGGAAAGGGCAGGGCGAAACGCTGGGGCATTTGGGCAGCAATACGGACCGTTGGGCGCAAAGTACGCTGATAGTTGAACGCAACAAAGAAAATCAACAATTTGTACTCAAGCCGAAATTCTTACGCAGTTCGGATGACTTTGATCCTATTGCAATAATGAACTACAACGGACATTGGCAGCAAGTACCTTACATAGAACAGGAAACTTTTTCAATACCTAAAAAAGCGAAAAAATGACGCATGGCTCTTTATTTAGTGGAATAGGCGGCTTTGATTTAGCTGCTGAATGGGCGGGCTGGCAGAATGTTTTTCATTGTGAGTGGAATGAGTTTGGGCAAAAAGTGCTTAAATACTACTGGCCTAATGCAGAAAGTTTTACTGATATTACAAAAACAAATTTTAGTAAATATGAAAACAAAATTGACGTGCTTTCAGGCGGCTTCCCTTGCCAGCCCTACTCTTTGGCCGGAAAAAGAAGAGGAAAAGATGATGAGCGCCATTTGTGGCCGCAAATGTGTCGCGCAATTAGAGAGATTAAACCACGTTGGGTTGTGGGCGAAAATGTTTTCGGCCTTGTTAATTGGTCAGGCGGGTTGGTATTCAACGAGGTGCAGGCTGATTTGGAAGCTGAGGGGTACGAAGTATTCCCGGTTTTATTGCCAGCTGCGGCCGTTAACGCTCCCCACCGAAGAGATAGAATTTGGTTTATTGCCTACAATCACAACTTCGGATTCGAGAGATATGCCAAACAAATTAGAAACAGGAGAGATTCAAAAGAGCAAATCGGGTGCATTGATATTTGTAAGAAAAAAGGATGGAATGAGATTCGGTGCCTCAATGAGAGAAGTAGTAAAGATAGAAGGGATGTTACCAACACCTTGTGCAACGGAAGCGACAAAGGCAGGAAAAGGAGACAGTCAAAATTCATTAACAAGAATGGCATTGAGGGGGGAATTTCTACAAACACCAAAAGCATCAGACAAGAATATGCACTGGAAAACAGAGAATTGGAAAGGAAACGATCTGGGTTCGCAAATCAACGAAATGCTTGGCACTCGTTCCCATCTGTCTCCCCAATTTGTAATGGAGATGATGGGATTTCCAACAGATTGGACTCTATTACCTTTCCTAAATGGAGAAATGAATCAATCAAAGCAGGAGGAAATGCTATAGTTCCCCAAGTTGCTTTACAAATTTTTAATGCTATAAATGAGTACGAAAATCTTAACCTGGGAACAGAGGTAACTTTTAGCATACCTAAAAAAGCAAAAAAATGAAACAACGAATTTTTTATATATACGTTTTAGAATTAAAAGAAAATAGATTTTATATAGGATATACAGAAAACTATAATAAAAGATTCAATAAGCACAATAATATTAACAATAATAGTGGTAGTGTATATGTACACAAATATTTGCCAATTAAAGTTTTCAAAGTAGTAAAAATAATAGCAACAAAATGGGAAGCAGAAACTTACGAAAATGTAATTACAATATATTTTGGTAGTATGTATGGATATAAAAACGTAAGAGGGGGAAGTTTTACAACAAACGAAGACGATATAAATGAAAATATGTTTTTAGAAACATTACAAAAAAATACAATAAAATTAAATCATTTAGATATTTCAATAAATAGAATAGATATAATTGAACATTTTAATACTTCACAAAATATTTATGAACAAAATAATCTTTTTAACCTGGGGACAGAGGTATCTGAACGCTAAATTTTATGGAACAAAAAAATAACAGCGGAACAATTACTTTACCTAAAAAAGCAAAAAAATGAAAAAAAATGAATTTAATGATGAAATCAAAGACATTTTCTTTGGAAATAATCAAGTTGAACTTACTGATGATTTAATTGAAAAACTTGTAAATGAAAAAAAATGGCCAGATAAAGAATCACTGATAGAAATGAGGGAAATGGGTGCAAAATGGAGTTTGAGTAGAAATAGTGTTATTTTCCCCCCAGAACTTTTATGAATAGTACTGCAAGATCTGCGTAGCAAACTATAAATCTTTAACCTGGGAACAGAGGTATCTGAACGCTAAATTTTATGGAACAAAAAAATAATAGCGGAACAATCTTCCGCAACAAAAAAAAGGAAACAGCGCAAGCGCCTGACTGCACAGGTACAGCAACAATTGAGGGTAAAAAGTACCGTATTGCGGCCTGGTCTAACAAAAGCAAAACAGGCGGCAGCTATTTGCGCGTACTTTTCACCGAAATAGCGGCAGCAGACTTAAACGCACCCGCAGCCGTTCAGGCAACCATGCCGCTAACACCTTTGGCAAGTCATGGGAACGTGGATAGCATAATGCTTGACGATCTGCCCTTTTAAAAAAAGCGCCAGGAGACGAGGCTCAACTGGCGCGACAAACGACCACGACTACCGCCGCGATCAATTGCTTTCAGGTTAAAATTACAGAAAAAATGCACAAACCCCTAAAAAATGCAATAGTTTTTTTTGCGCCCAAAACCAAAAGACCGCGCAAGTACCGAAATATCTCCAACAAGGTCAAATTTGCCCTATTTTGCCAAAAACAAGGCGCTTGGTACATAAATTGGTACAACGCCACAAATACGAAATTTGAGGGCCGGGAGTGGCTTAAAAACGATTTTACCGAAAATATGTACTAAATTTATGCCGGACATAGGCAGTGGTTGGTAATACGCCCCGAATTTTTCAATTTGGGGCTTTTTTGTGCCTGATTTGTACAGATTTTAAGAAATGAAGGTGAAAGCAATTGAATGTGGATAAATAAATATCGTAAAATTTATTAAAATATGGGGTTTTTTTGGTAACTTTGTGTTATTGTGTCAGGCTTTAGAGAGGCCTGCACAACTAACACAAAAATCCCCAAATTTTAAAAGGTTAAAAAATAGTCGCAAAAAAATTTTTTTGCTTCAATGGTTTGGTTTATTTTTAAAATGACAAACGCCGCGCCAAAAACCCGCAATCAGCAGGCGCATGAAAAATTTTTTGTTGCTTATTAGTGGCGTTGCAGCATTGTTTTTGCTTTCACGTTACAAGTTTGGTCAAAAGGTTGTGTTTGCGTTGCGCAAGCTGCGCCCTGGTGGATCATTAACGCAGCCAACGATATATGTTGAGTTGGCCATGCAAAATCCAACTAATACTACCGTCAAGATAAAAAGCGTTACCGGCGAAATAAGTGTTAATGACAAGTATTTGGCAAATGTGTCTGCCTTTGGCGATCAAATAATAGCGCCCAATAGCGAGAGTATTTTGAAATTGCTTGCGCGACCAAGTGCAAAAGGTGTTTATGAGAGCGTGAGGCAGTTGCTTACTTCGCCGGCGGGGCAGGTGCAAGCGAATTTTAGCGGTAGTGCAAACGTGGACGGTGTTGTAGTGCCTATAAACGAAACGCGGACTTTGTTATGAATGTAAATAATTTATTAAACAAATTAAACACATTCAATAATAGGACAAAATTGATTGTAGAAGATCAAAGCACTACGGATATTATTGAGGCTATATGCAACGCGCATAATAAATACGTGAATGAATATAGCAAAATCAGTTCTTTTTTTAAGGCCAGCACGCCACGCCAAACGGGCAAAAAGATATTTGATTTTTTAAAGAATAACGTAAATTATCAAATAGAGGTATCGGATAGGCAAACGGTAAAAAGCCCCGCAGCTATTTTAACCAATGGCTATGGGGATTGCAAGCATTATAGTTTATTTGCGGGTGGTATTTTGCAGAATTTAGGCATACCGTTTGCTTATAGGTTTGCGAGTTACAAAATTTTTAATGCCGAGCCGCAGCACGTTTTTGTAGTGATAAATCCTGGCACAGCTAACGAAATTTTTCTGGATCCTGTTTTAGATGAATTTGACAAGAAAAAACCATATACTTACGCAAAAGATAAAAAGATGGCAATATATTCAATTAGTGGTATAGATGATCAAAAAGTAGCGCGCCAGGCTGCTAATCGTACTGCCGGACAGGTGTTAAAAAAAGGCAGCAAGGTAGTATTGAAAATTGCCGCCGCGCCAGTACGGGCCGCGTTTATAGGCTTGGTTGCGTTAAACTTTGCCGGACTTGCAACGAAATTATCAGCAGGGTGGCAAAAAGCACCCAGCCGCATAACTAACTTTTGGGAAGGTGCAGGCGGACAAATCAACGCCTTAAAAAAAGCGTGGGAAAAAGGAAGTACTAAAAAAAGAATTTTTGGCAATATGATAGGTGTGGATCCTGGTACTGCTACGGCAGCAGTAGCGACAACAGCAGCGCCATTACTTGTAAAAGTGGCTGATGTGTTAAAAAAAATAGGCGTTGATCCTGACGAATTGGTAAAAATAGGTAAAGACGCGGTAAATGAAAAAGCGAAGCAATTAGCAAAAAAGGCGCTTGAGCCAAAAGCGGCAACAGCAGCGCAGTATATCAATGTCTCTGATGAAGTTTTTTCTAATGATACGCCAACTATGAATGTTACTTCTACACCAGATTTTACAAAGCAGACGGCTACCCCTAAACCAATTTTCTTACCCTTATTACTTGGCGGCGCTGCTGCCCTGTACTTCATAACACGAAAAAAATGAGTGCAAAACAACGCGCAGCACGCGCAAGATTTAAGGCGGCAGTTGCAGAAGCAAAAAAGCTGCGAAAGAAAAACCCGAAGCTAACCCAAGCGCAGGCCGTCAAGCAGGCGTTTGCCATTAGCTATGGCAAAAAGCGCGCAAAAGTAGGGGCAACATACAGGCAAACAGGTACAAGCAATACAAAAAGAGACAAACAAAGAAAAGCAAAGCCGCCTGGTAAGCGCAAAGCTGGCAAAAAAGCGCAAAAAAAATTTTACTATGAATATAGAAAAAACAGAAGTGATAAGCCTGGTAAATTAACTGGGATAGGTTATGAATTAAATAAACGCGGCCAACTTGTTAAATTATGAAAGTAACTAATTTAAGATCGTCTAAAGGTAATAAAGTGCCTAATCAATATAGTATTGATACTGGTAAATCAATTTTGTTTCAAAGCTATGATAATATCATAGCAGAAGTTCAATTTTGGAATGGAATAATATATTTAGATCCTGTTTATTACAACTATTCTAAAACAACCAGCAAATATCTTTATATGTTTTTAAATATGAGTAAAAAAGAAATACAAAATGAATTAAAAAGCGGAAAAATACAATTTAAAAATTTAAACTAATGTATAAAATATTAACCTGAATGTAGTATTCATTAAATATAAAAAACAAAATGGCAAGAAAAAAAAGAAAACGCACCGGGAGACGCAGAAAGCGTATTGGTGCATTTGGTAAATCGGATTTAGCGTCAGTATTTGGCGTTATTGCCGGCACAGTAATCGCCAAGCAGGTAGCAAAAATCCTACCGTTAAAAGATAACCGCATTAAAAACGCGGCTGTCTTGGGTATTGGAATTGCTTTCCCTATGTTGTTAAAGGGCGATTTAGGCAAGTCGCTTGGTACGGGTATGGTAGCAGCAGGCGGCGCGGGTTTGCTTGGTCAATTAGTGCCGCAACTGGGGCAAATGGATGACACTATGACTTTCCCAGTAACGGTGGGCGAAGTGCCTGACACAGTAAGCGTAATTGCTGGCGATGATGATGTTATGGCAGGCGACAACCTATCTGTCTTGGCTGGTATGG